GATGTCAAGTCGAATAGCGAGGTTGCGCGTGTGTATGTTTGAAGCGTTGCACCATTGTCTTCAAGAATTGTAACCTTCAAACTCGCAAGGTCGACATTTTTGTTACTGATTGTATATTTTGTTGGCTTTGTGTAACTTACTGGGTAGGTGTCAGTGACATAATCACCCTCATAAACAGTCAGTGTTGTTGTAAATGTGGTATTTGAACTTGTGACAGTTGATGTTTCTGCAGTTGTGAACAGGTAAGTGTTTGAGCCAACGCGAGTGCTGAATGCCGTTCCTTTTGGAATTACAATGTTTCTTTTGTCTTGATCGGTAGTTACGATAGTCAGAGCCAGTGTAGCCTCTGATGACTTAAATGAACGTGGGAGATAGTTCAACTCCTTGGCGTGGCTAACAACACTGTCACGTAACTGAGCACTGTCAAGGAACATTTCGTTACCGATCATGTTCATATAGAATGCGTTCTGATACGTGTTATATGCTAACACATCAAGAAGCACATTAATGTTTGATGATTCGTAATCGTAATCCTTGAATGCTGATTGTTGTTTTAGAAACGCCTTCAACTCCCTTTTGTAGGAGTCAAAGTCTAAAGAGGTCAATGAGACGCTTGAATTCGCTGCCATTATCGTACTCTATCTAATTTGATTTGAAGTAATGCTGGATCAGGATTATTTATGACCCTGAAAATAATGTCGATATTATATGTTTGTTCATCGTTACTGAGTGAGATTCTGATTTCATCTACAATGGCACGTGGTTCATATTTCTTCAACGTTTCAGAAATCGACACCTTCAAGTTTTCTTTTGTTACAGAGTCTGCTGGTTCAAAGAGATATTTCTTAATGTTTCCACCGAGGTCTGGGGCGAAAAATCTCTCACCTTTATCCGTTGACAATAGGTTTCTGATACTGCGCTTTACTGCCTCGACATTTGTTCTTTTCAGCAACATGCCAGTGTTTGGATGTGCGTTGAGATTTGTCATGAAATCACTATAGATTTCCTTGTTACGCAGGTTTGATTGGTCATCTACTCTTTGAATTGCCATCAGAGTCTCTTTTTGAAGTATTTGGTTTTATTTAGGCACTGGGTCTGGTTGCAGTAATAACAACTTCTTCTAATTGTTCATCGCCAGGCAAATAGCCATACTTGGTAAATTTTAACTCAAAACATGCTTTAGGAAGCAGACCGTAAACAACATCTGCTAGGCTGAAAATTGGTTTCAAAATGATATTCATCACAGTGCAAACATCAACCTTACCCCTGAAAATGTCAACAAGTTGTATGACAAAATCAAAAATCTTCAGTGCCTGTTTTACGATCGGAATTGTACTTGCCAATTCTTTCAGAGTTTTGAGAACTTTTTCAAATGCTTTCATAATGAGTTCGACAAAACTCAGTGCTGAGAGCCTTTTCAATTTGTTCATCAAACGATTCCAGCCATCTTTTATTCTGGCGATCACTTTCTCTTTCATGAATGTTTTGAATTTCTTTATCTCTTCCTCCATGTTAATGTCAAGCATTTCACCCACAGTGTTTGCACCGAGGAGTGAACTGAATGGTGGGGGAATCGGTATTGCCAAAATAGCATCGATGAATGCATTCATTATCTTACTGGCTTGTTTCTCAAGTTCTGCCCTAACTTCATCCGCATATTCGCCACTGAGAAGTTTTTTCCTAATTTCTTGGTATTCTTCCTTTGCCTTTTTGTAAAGTTTATCGAAAAACTCTCTCAGTGTTGTTGTTGGATCAGTGATTGAACCCAACTTGCTTATCAAAGATCCCAAAACAGGAACTTTTTTCAAAAAGTCTGTCATCGCAGTTACGATTTTGGTAATTGAAATATCAAACTGCTCATTGATCCAGTCAACTAGTTTTTGCCACAACTCCTCCGCACTGTAGTCTGGCGCAACAATGTTCCACTCACCTGTGAAAAAGTCTGTTACAGTTTCATCAATACCTTTGATGAACTTTTGAGCCTCTTTGGCATATTCAGCCATTGCCGCTTTGATTTTGGCTTTACCCTCTTTGGTGAACACATCGCCGAGTTTACAGTCTGGTAAAAACGGTATTGGTAAGTTTAGTGGGTTTGGTATTGCGAAACTGATAATTTCTACAATTTTGAATAAGATTTCAAGAAGAAGTTTTTGCAAATACACATCAATGTCTTTGAGAAACTCTCTAACCTTATACTCCATTTCATCCACACCGCATCTTATTTTTGTGAAAACATCGGTCATTAAGATGCCAGTGATTTCGTTAATCACTTTTTCGATTTCAGCAATAGAGTTTTCTAATTCTTTTGTGCAATCATTATCATTCAACATTGCAGCCTGAACTCTCAATTGTGATGGAACACTACCGAGAGTTTTGAAATAGTTTTGCAATGTTTTTGTCATGTCTCCATTTTTGCACTCTATTTGCGGAGGCTCTGGGAGATATAAAACAAACTTGGACATTTTATGGATTGATTCCGACTATTGGAGCCTGAATGCTTATTGCTGTTGATGAAGTGATGCTGACTTTGTCTTTAGAGACAATATTTACTTTTCCATTTATAACTTGAACTTGTAAGTCACCACTATTTACAAACATAAATTTGTCTTGTTCAGTGTATTCAGTGTTGTTTACATTTGAGATAATATTGATATCACCATTTTCATCCATCATAATATATGAGCCAGACTTGTGAGTTATGTTTAATCTTTCATATCCTGGCGTGTCATCAACTTCAATTGTATGACCACTTACAGTTTCGTAAACTTTATTAAATGGGTACTGGCTCGCGCTACCATTTTCACCCCTTGCGGCTGCGTTGACATCGTGATTTGCTGGATTGCCATTAGGTTTTGGAATATGAAACGTTCCCATAACAACAGGAATGTTTTTCTCTTTACCATCCATGTAAAATCCAACCACGTGTGAACCAACTTCAATTCCTGTTGGCGACCAACCTTTACCTCTATATGAAGATGAGGTTGGTGGCATCATAATGATAGCCCATGGGAGTTTGTCATCAGATATTTTATCAAAATGTTCATTGATGACCTTGATTTGAACCCTACCTGCTTTGTCTGGATCGTCGCTGTTGTTAACAACTTCGCCAACGAACCAAACAAATGTTCCCTCGCCGATAGTACTGAAACTCATAATTTACTCCTTCAAAAATCCTGTTTTGAGCACTTCACATGCTTGAGTGTACATGGCTTGTCCAGTTGGTCTAATGATATGTCTAATTTTTGTAATCAGATAATTACCTGATAACATTTTGTTTGTAGATTTTTCAGTCATACCGTCTGCATTTGGGAATTCGATATTGATAACTGAACCAGCAGTGAGTGCTGAGTCGCCCCAAATTTCTATGTTTAAAATGTTACTCATTAAACGAGAAAGATATGGGGTAATAAAATTTTCTTTCTTGACTCTTTCTAAATCTTTTTCATTTTTAATAGCAATGATTGTATTTGTTGCGTTTTTATCATCACCTTGATATTTTGCGGCAATGTCTTTTCTAACAGTGAAAGACTCTTGATCTATGTTAAATTGACCATCGTCTTTAGTCTTTTCGAACTTGTAGGGTTCAGTTGTTCCTGTTTCTAAATTAAACGCCCAAACAACATTTTGCACGCCACCAATTGCGATTGTCTCCAAAAGGTTTTGATTTGAAATTTGTTTAGCAGCGAGTATGTTTCTCCAATCAGTGCTTTCGACACCAACTTTGCTTACAGTTTCAAATGTAAAATTTCTATCGCCATTGACTACAGTAGGATCTTTTTTACCTTCGGCGATTAAGTTTTCGATTGTGGAAAATGTATACCCGAAACGATTTTCAAAAAAGCAGTAAGATGAAGACTTGTTATTTCTTGATACAGACCTGCGTCTTATTTTATCAATAGCCTGAAATGGTTTTAGTTTAGTGACATTTACAGTATCCATGCCAAGTGTTTTTTCAAATACAAATTTTTTCTTTGTCTTCAACCCATTTTGTAATATGACTGAGATCATATCTTCTGGTTGTTTTTCTTTAAAAATTTCAGTAATGGTTTGCGCTGCACCCTCAAACAACTCTGGGCTAGACATCCGAACTGTATACGTTTTGTATGAACTACTTGACCCAACTTTTACATCAGTCACGGAGTCGATTTTGAATTTGAATAAAGAGTTTTCAACACCTTCATAAGTGCAATATTCTATATCTACATCACTACCAGCCAAATCA